TTTGGGATTTTTCCAGCTCTTGCAAAGAAATTTCTTTTCCAGCTATCAGAATTTTTTCTTTCAAAAAGGTTTTAATCGGCGGGCGTCCAGCCTTTGGAAACGGACTTTCTAAATTTTTTTGTTTGCAAAATCTTCTAACTCGTGATTGCAAAGTGGTCGGTTTTAAATTAAAAAATAGATCGGCGGCTTGCGCGATTGTTAGTTTTTCGTTTTTAATTTTGTTGATGATTTCTATGTTTATCATTTTTTTAGTTGTTTAATTTAATTCAAGAAAAGTTTTGTGGTCGCTAAATAAATCCTCTTCTTTTGCAGAAAGATAAACGCCTTTTGCAATTTTTACTTTGTAAAGCTGGGTTGCATTGCTCCAGCCAACAATTTTGCCAATTTGATTATCTTTTTTGAATTTTACAATTTCGAACGTAAAGTGTGTCATATTTTTGCCCATATTTTAATTGTTAAAAATTTTCGTTCAACACAAGCATAAATCTTTTTTCTTGTGCGCGGTTGAATTTATAGTTAGCAATTAGTTTTTTAAGTTTATTTAGCATTTTTAATTGATTTAATTTAAGTTGTTTCAATTTGAGACTTTTAAAAGACTTGGTAAAGTTGGTTTAAAACTTTGTATAACATCAGCCAAACTTTTTGCTTTTCTTGTTTTTGTGCCAACTTGTTTAATGTCTAAATAAAATTTTCTTGATTCAACAATTTCAATTTCTACTTTTTCGCCGCGATCCACGCTTTGTTGTAAAGTTGTAAAATCAACTATTTGACCTGAAAAAAACCCGCTGTCTCTTCTATAATCGCCATCACGAAAAATTTCTAAATTGCCAGCCTTTAAAAAGCCGTTGTAACTGTCTTGATGGAATCTTTTAAAGATTGGCTCGCAATTTTGAGATTTTAGAAAATCAAGTAGTTTTTTTGAGTTTATTTTCATTTTTTTAAATCCTCGTTTTTAGTTGTTAAAATTGATTTTTTTGTTTTTGAATTTTAAAGCCATTTTTTCGCCCCATTTTTGATCTTGGCAATATGGGCCGCATTCAATACTTGAAATAATTATTTCACCGCAACCGCTCCAGCTTTTAAATTCGTTTCGGATTGTCCTGTTTAATGATTTAAAATTGCGCTCTACATTGCCCAAACATGTAACAGTTGGTTCAGCTCTTAAATCACTTGCTCTTTTATATGAATGATAAATTTTAACCCAAATAATAAATTTTTTCATTTTTTGACCCTCGTTTTTAGTTGTTTGTTAATTAGTTAAATAAAGAGGCGCAACAAATTCGTATAACATGAACCCGCCGCCAAAATTTGTAAAATGGCTAAGTTCCTCGATTTGTTTTTGAGTCCAAGCTTGCACGCCGTAATTATACTTTTTTTCTTTTGGTCTTTTATATTTTACAATTACCATTTCGCGATCGCGGCAAAATTGAGGCGGGTTTTTGCCGGATCTTAATTCTGCAATGATTTTAATTTCTTTTTCCATTTTTTAATCCTCGTTTTTATTGTTAAAATCAAGTTGTGTTAACTCGATAAAATGATTCTAAAGAAGCATTTCTTAACTGTCAACAATAAATTCAAATAAATTAAAAATATTTTTAATCAAGTGGCTGTAAGATTCGTTGCTTTTTCAAAAAATATGTATTGATTTTGGAAAAATTTATATATACTAATTTGGAGAAAAACTTAGAATCCTCTTAATCAGAATTTTTTAAAAACAAAAATTTACAAAAAAAATAACATACAGGTTATTTCGCAAGAAATAATCGTCCCCCCTTATAGGGGGCGGAGGGGGGTAAGCGATCTTGAAACAAATTAAAAACTTTAATTATGATGCAAAAAAGAGTAGCTTGGAAACTAGAAAAAAGAAAATTAGCTGATTTAAAACCGCACCCAAAAAACCCTCGGCAATTTACTGAAAAGGGAATGAAGGATCTGGAAAATTCGATTAACTCGATTGGCTTTATGCAACCGATTAACATAAATCAAGACGGCACAATTCTTAGCGGACACGCCAGAACCCTAAAATTAAAAGAAATGGGTGAAATTGAAGTTGATGTTTATGTGCCTGATAGAATATTGACGCCAAAGCAAGAGGAAGAAGTATTAATAAGAGCTAATGCCAACACAGCAGGGCAATGGGATTGGGATTTATTGGCAAATAATTTTGAGATTGAAGAAATAAGCGAATGGGGGCTTGAAGTTACTGATATTAATTTAGATGAAGAATTAGAGGCTAAAGAAGATGATTTTGATGGAGAGCCACCAACCGAACCGATAACCGTTTTAGGCGACCTTTACGAAATAGGAGAACATCGTTTGCTTTGCGGGGATAGTACCGACAGCGACCAAGTGGCAAAGTTAATGAATGGAAGTAAAGCTGATATTTCCTTTACATCGCCACCATATAATGTAGGCAAAACACCAAACGGGAATGATAAAAAATATTTAAACGATAATGATAATAAAAGTATTTCGGAATATGTTTCTTTATTAGATGATTTTACAAAGACAGCGTTATTGTTTTCTGATTTTGTTTTTTCTAATATACAAAGTCTATCGGGTAATAAAATAGCTTTAATAGAACATTTGTATAATTTACGAAGTGTTTATGCAGATGTAATGATTTGGGATAAAAAAACAGCAGAACCAGCAATGGCTCGAAAAGTATTAAATTCAAGATTTGAATATATTTATATCTTTTCAAATGAAGCAAAAAGAAGTATTGGTAAAAGAGATTTTAGAGGTACAATTGACAATATTTTTCAATTAAATTCTCGTCAAGGCAAAGATTTTGCAAAAATACATAAAGCTACATTTCCAATACAATTACCTGAAATGTTTATAAAGAACTTTACGGAAACAAGTGTATTAGATTGTTTTTGTGGCACAGGCTCAACAATGGTAGCATCACACCAACTTAAACGCAAATGTTACGGTATGGAATTAGACCCGAAATATTGCGATGTAATTATAAAACGAATGATTAAACTAGACCCTAGCTTGAAAATCACTAGAAATGGTGAAGATTGTAAAAACGAATTTATTGAAAAAAATGACTAAAAAGAAATCAAAGAGCGAAAGTAATCCTAATGGTAGACCAACAATAATGACGCCAGAAACAGTCAAGAAACTTAAAGAAGGTTTTGCGCAGGGGTTTAGTGTAGATAACGCTTGTATTTGGGCTGATATATCAAAACAAACATATTACACCTACTGCGAAAAGGAAGCGGGCTTTTTAGACCTTTGCAAGACTTTACAAAAAAAACCGTTAATAAAATCAATCCTTGTAATCAACAAAGCGTTGAATGAAGGCGATGTTTCGACTGCTAAATGGTATGCCGAAAGAAAAGGAAAAGATGAATTTTGTTTAAAAACAGAAACTACAATAGACGGAAGCTTGACAACTAAAATAATTAAAGACGATATCTAATGATAACTACCGAATCAGTGCAAAGCTTAAATATTTCAAAAGAATATATTTCTGATTATATCGTAAAAAAAGGGGAGTCAGTAATTGGAAAAAAGCTTCTTTCAAAAGAAAGATTAATAGAAATAAAAAAAATTAATGATAGCTCTAATGAAAACAAAAAATTTAACTAGAAAGGACGGATTATTAAAAATAGTTGGATGGCTTCATTCAAACAAAGAAGATGGTAAATTTTCTAAAATTCAAAAAAGATTTATTAAACTTGAAGAAGATGGTAAATTTTTTTATCTTGGAAAAAAAAGATTTATTAAACCACTTTTTGCGTGATAACTCTAAGCGAAAAAATCGCGCCAATCTTTTATTCAGTTCACCGCGCCATTAGAGATGAAACACATGACGAGTTTTGGATACATGGTGGCAGGGGTTCAACAAAATCAAGCTTCATTTCAATTCAAATAATTCTAGGCTTAATTAAAGACCCTGAAGCTAACGCGATCGCTTTTAGAAAAGTTTCCCGCACAATCAGAGACTCAATTCAAGGTTCGCTTAACTGGGCAATTGATGAGTTAGGCGAAAGCGATAATTTTGATTCGATTAGCTCACCTGCCGAGATAACTTACAAGCCAACAGGGCAGAAGATAATTTTGCGCGGTTTAGACGAGCCAAGAAAGCTAAAATCAATTAAGCTGCGCAAAGGTTATTTTAAAATGCTTTGGTTTGAAGAGGCTGACGAATTTAACGGCGATAACGAAATAAGAAGCGTCGAACAATCAATTTTACGGGGCGGTGAAAAGTTTATAGAGTTTTTAAGCTACAACCCGCCAAGAAATCCCAATCATTGGATAAATAAACTTGCGCAAGAAAACGGCAAAAAACTAACGCATCATTCCACTTATTTAGACGTGCCGCAAAATTGGCTTGGTAGCAAATTCTTTGACAAAGCTGACAGGTTAAAAACAAATAATTATGAGACTTATTGTCACGAATACTTGGGCAAATCAATTGGAAACCCAAAAGAACTGGTTTTTGCTGGAAAATATGAAGTAAGCGATTTTGAAACTCCGCCGCTTTCCCAAATTTATCAAAACAGATTTTTTTTTGGATGTGATTTTGGCTTCGCTTCAGATCCGAGCGTGCTTATTCGTTGCTACATTAAAGACGATTGTCTTTTTGCTGATTATGAGCAATACGGCGTTCAAGTTGAAATCGACCACATTGGAAAAGTTATTTTCGACAAAATTCCCGAATCTAAAATCTGGCAAATCGAAGCCGACTCTTCAAGACCCGAAACTATTTCAAATTTAGTTCGTCAAGGTTTTAGAATTAGAGGCGCAAAAAAATGGGCTGGAAGCGTTGAAGAAGGCATTCAGTATTTGAAAAGTTTTAAAAAAATAATAATTCATTCGCGTTGTGTAAATCTTGCCAAAGAGTTTGAGAATTACTCTTACTTGGTGGATTCAGAAACTAAAGAAATCTTGCCGAAAATTAACGACAAAAAATCAAGAGTTTACGAAAAAGAAGGCGACAAAATGGGAATCAAAGACGACGGAATTGACGCGATTAGGTATGCGCTAAGCACTTACATTAAAAAAACTCCCGACATAATAGTTTTTTAAAACAATGATTAATTTTGACATCTTTGGAAAGCCTTATTTCGGCAAAGTAGAACCTTTGCGCATTCCTTACATGGGCAGCAAAAGAAAAATTGCCGAACAGCTTTTTGAAAAGATGTTAGAAATAAAACCAAACGCAAAATACTTTTTTGATTTGTTTGGCGGAGGTGGTGCCATGTCTTTTTTTGCTGTTCAACTTGGCTTAAAAACGCATTACAACGAAAAGCAAAAGCGCTTAGTTGATTTGCTAAATTACATTTTGCAACGCGCTCGAAACGGCGAAAAAGGGCAATATGGAATTTTTCCCGATGATTTTTATGATTTTATTGACAGAGAAAAATTTAAAATCTTAAAAGACGAGGATTCGATAAAAGGGCAATTCGCGCGGATTTGTTATAGTTTTGGGAATAACCAAAGCGTTATGCTTTTGGCGACATCGAAGAATTAAAACACTTGGCACATGATGTTGTAGTTTTTCAAAGCGAAAAAGCTTTGGCAGAATTTAATCAGAAAACCAACTCAAATTTTGTTTTAAGCAAGAAAGAATCTTGGAATGAAAGGAGGCTTAATTTTATGGCGCAAGTTAATGCTCGATTAGATTTTGAGCAACTCCAGCAACTCAGCACTCAGCAACTCAGCACTCCAGCAACTCCAGCAACTCCAGCGGTTGCCAGCTTTTACAATAACCAACTTGGATTTTCAAGATGTTAAAATTGAAACGCCAATTGAAGAAACGATAATCTACTTAGACCCTCCTTATCGCGGCACGGCAGAATACAAGGAAAGTGCTTTGTTTGATGATATTGACAACTATTTTAGAAACTCGCCTTACTCTTGCTTTATGTCTGAATACAACGCGCCTTTTGATTCTGTTTTAAAAATCAAGAAAGAAAGCCTTTTAAATAACTGGCGCGAAAAGAAAATTTGTTATTGAGAACCTTTACTGGAACAAAAAATAAAATTTAATCATATTTTTTAGCTTTGCTTAAAAACGTTTAAAACTTAGTTATTCAAAATAAAAAAATGTTTTTCCGCAAAGAAAAGAAAAATTTTAACAACTGGTCGTTTCTTAATTTACTTCGTGGCGATTATGCCCAAGTAAACAACCCAACCGAGTTTATTAGATTCTATGTTGAAGCTTGCCCTGTTTTTACAGCAACTAAGTTAATTACTGACGCTGTTTCTTCAATTGATATTGTTTTAAAAGACAAAAACGGCGATTACATCTACGAACACGAAGCGTTAAAGATTTTAAGAAATCCAAATCCTTTTACCGATGGGCAACTTTTCATGAAAGAGTTGGCTTCTTACTACATCCTAACTGGCAACACTTATCTTAACATAATCGGCGAAAAGAAACCAGTCGAATTAAATTGCTACAACCCTTCGGATATTACAATACTTGCGGCAAATGATGGGTATGCGGGCGAATACACTTATCAATCAACTAACTTTTCATCTATCTATCAAAGAACCGCTGACAAAAGATTTTTAGACGGCAAAAAAAACGAGCTGGCTCATTTACGCGATTTCAACCCGAATTTTTCATCAACCAATTTAGTTGGCTCATCTTCATTTTTAGGATGCCAACTTGAAATTAGCCAATACATCTTGGCTTCAATACACAACAATTCACTTTTGAATAATCAAGCGCGCCCAAGCGGCATAATTACTTACAAAGGCTCTAATGATTTGCAACAATCGCAAGTTGATAGTATTAAAGATTTAGTTAAAAACAAATTGTCGGGCGCAAGAAATGCTGGAGAGCCAGCTTTTTTGGGTGGCGATTTTAACTGGTTGCAACTATCGGAATCTGTTAAAGATATGGATTTTCCAACGCTTAAAAAATCAGTTGCGGAGGCTATCTATTCAGCAGCTAAAATACCTTTGCCAATGATAAGCCCTGATAATATGAGTTTTGCTAACATGGACGCGTCAAAATATGCTTTCTACGACAACGCGGTTTTACCAACCTTAAAAAGAATTTTAAAATTTCTTAGCTTTAGAGTTCTTTCAAGATACAACTTGCAAGGTTTAGAATATTCATTTGACGAATCAGCAATCGAGGCTTTGGAAGCTCGTAAATATGACGTCGCAGAAAAGGCTTCTAAAATTGGAATTTTGAGCGATAACGAACTTAGAACGATGATTGGCTACGAATCAACAACTGGTGGCGATGGAATTTACAAGCCCGCAAATCTAGTTCAGGTTGGGCTTGATACTTACACGGCAGATAATAGAGATGAGCCAGTTGGTAAATCTGAATTTGTTGATTTGATGAAAAAACAAAAAAAACTAAATGGCGAAAGACTTTATTCTGACGAATACATCGAGCTAAAAGCAAAAGAGTTTTATGGAAATCGACGCTAGAAAAAGAAAGCTTGAAGCAAGCGCAATTCCAAATCTTAAAAGAATTTTTAGGAATATGGCAAACGACGCTGAAAGAATTTATCGCAAGAATGGAACTATTGACAGCCAAGAATTAGCTAAGAACTACTATCCAGAGTTCTTAAAAGAAATTAGAGACATAATGCGCAAAACTACGCGCGAGTTTGGTTTTAGTTTGCGCGAAGACTTGCAAAAAAAAGGGCTTAACTTTGGCTTTGATTTAGAGCTAAAAGAAATCACCGATCCGAAAGTCAAAGATAAATTAAAAGAAATCAACTCGGAGCTTCAAGATTCCGCAACATTCTTTATTGCTAATTCAAGCGAAGAGCAAGCAAGATTTATCACGCAAACAAACGCAAAAGAAATAGCCTTAGCAATTGCGCAAGAAGAAGTAAAATTTAACTCACAAAAAGCTTTGCCCGAGTGGATTATTATTGCGCGCAATATCAAGATTAATCTTTTAGACAAAAGCGTTGCAAGGAGTGAATTGATAGCCTCGCAAGTTGTTGGTTTGACTGAAAGTTGGGCAAGAAATGAAGAGGCGGAAATTATTGAAGATGCTGAACTAGAAATTGACAATAAACCCATTCAGGTTCTTAAAACGTGGGTGGCAATTTTAGATAATAAAACCCGCGCCACTCACGCAATGGCGGACTTCCAACAAGTAGGAATGAATCAAAACTTTATTGTTGGTGGTTTTGAAGCTAAATATCCAAGAGACGAAAACTTGCCAGCAGAGGAGTCAATTAACTGTAGGTGCATTGCAGACTATTCTAACGCTTTCGGTTCAAAGTCTTTTAAATCAACCGAAACTTACAAACCAACCGATGAGATGGCAACAAACGCCGCTCGTGGTTTAGAATGGCGCAAAGAATATGGAAGGGGCGGAACTGCTGTAGGCGTTGCTAGAGCTAATCAATTAAAAAACAAAGAAAACCTAAGCGAAAGCACTGTAAAAAGAATGCATTCGTTTTTTTCAAGGCATGGTAATTATAGAAGCTCGCATTATGATTTTAGAGATGGCGAGCCGACAACTTGGCGCATTGCTTGGGAATTATGGGGCGGGGATGCTGGCAGAGATTGGGCAAAGAGAATTGCTGACAAGTTAAGATAATTTATTTTACCGAATCATCTTTTTTCCAGCTCTTCCAATCTTGTTCAAGTTCAAATAAATTAGCCAATTCAATTTTGCCCATCAAAAAAAGAATCGTCAAATCTTTGTGCAAGATATTCCAAACCTTGTAGCCAACGCCATATCTACGCCAAGCGTCGCAAACTTTAAGCGAATAGTTATTTTGTAGCGCAAAGTATTTGATGCACCCTTGGTAAGGCAATTCCTTTTTGTATTTTCTTAAAATCCACATCAACAAGTAATAGTTGCCGCTGAATTTTATGTTAAGGTCAATCGCTTCTTTGTCTTTAATCATATTTTTTAGATTGGGCTTTTGCAAAACAACAAATATTAATAAAGTCAATCTTTTTAAAAACAAATACTTTTTTTAATGAAAAAAGAAATCAAGTCGCTTCCTTTTGAAGTGAAGGAAATAAACGAAGATAGCGAATATTTCACATTTGAAGGTTATGCTTCAACTTTTGGAAATATAGATTTAGGCGATGACATTATTGTTCGTGGCGCATTTTCTCAAACGCTTAAAAAAAATTCATCATTGCCAGTTTTATGGCAACACCAAATGAGCGAGCCAGTTGGTAAATCAATTACTCTTTATGAGGATGACAAAGGATTGTTTATCAAGGCTATTTTGCCAAAATCAGACACCCTTGTTTCTGGGCGTATAATTCCACAAATGAAAGTAGGCTCTATTCGTGAAATGTCAATTGGTTTTTTTACTCGCGATTCCGACATGGAAAAAGGCGTGCGCCTTCTTAAAGAAATTGAATTATTTGAAGTGTCTTTAGTCACCAAAGCAATGAATCCACAAGCACTTGTAAGCGGCTTTAAATCAATGGAATCGCTAAAAGATATTGAACAATCACTTAAGGACATGGGGCTTTCCAATACTGAAGCCAAAACCCTTATTTCAAAAGTAAAAGAATTTTCTAATCAGCGCGATGTTGAAGAAAAAAAACAAGAAGAAGCTCAGCGCGATGTTGAGATAAAAGAACAAATCCTAAGCGGTATGAGCAAATATATTAACAATCTAAAAATTAAATAAAATGTCAGATTTTGAACAAAAACAACGTGAGCTTTTAGAAGAGCTTCGCAAAGGAGTTTCTGCTGAAGCGGAAGTTAAAATTCACGCACTTTTAGATGCGCAAGAAGAAAAAAACGAAGCTAAATTCAAAGAAATTCAAGCCAAAGCTGCCAAAGCTGAAGAGTTAGAAGAAAAAATGAACTCTTTGGAAGCCGACCTCAAAAGAGGAATTGGTGGAGAAGAAAAGCAAGCTAAAACTAATGAATTGAAAGCTTTTGAAACTTACTTAGTAAAAGGTAATTCCATTTTTACAGAAAACCAAGCTGAGTCAAAATATTTGAGAACAGATAACAATCCTCAAGGCGGATATCTAGCTCCAACTGAATATGTTGCTGAAATCATCAAAAACATTACTGAAATTTCACCAGTTCGTCAAGTTGCTCGCGTTATACCGACTTCAAGAAAATCAATCACGATTGCCAAAGAAACTGGGTTGCCATCTTTCACTTGGTTAGGCGAAGGCGAATCTATTTCAGGTTCTCAATCTGCTTATGGTAGCGAAGAAATCTTTGTCAATAAAGGCGGAATCAAAATTCAAATCACTCAAGAAATGATTGACGATTCTTTATTCGATATGAGAAGCGAAATATCGTCAATGACAGCTTTAAAAATTGCTGAAGGCGAAGGAACTGCTTTTGTTTTAGGAAGCGGCGTAAAACAACCAGAAGGACTTTTAACAAATCCATCTGTTGCCGAATACGCAAGCGGAGCTGCATCTAGCTTAACAGGTGATAGTCTTTTTGGAGTTCAAGGTGAAATCAAAACAGGCTACAATCTGTCTTGGATGCTAAATCACAAAACCTTACATCAGCATATTAGAACTTTAAAGGATGGTTCAGGTCAATATTTGCTTCAAATGGGATTAGGTGCTTTACCTAATACTATTGCTGGTTTGCCATATGTTATTGCTAAAGATATGCCAGACGTAGCAGCTGGAACTTATCCAATCTTGCTTGGTGATTTCAGAAAAGCCTATGTGATTGTAGACAATCGCCAAATCAGATTTAAAGAAGATACTTCGAGCGGTGCTGGAACTGATTCGATAATTTTTTATGTATACAAAAGAACTGGCGGACAAGTTGTTCAACCTGAAGCTTTGAAAAAAATTAAAATTGCAACTTCTGCGTAATTAACTTAGAGGGGGAAACCCCTCTTTTAACTCAAATAAAACAAATAAAATGGCAAGCGTAGATTTAAAAAATAATATTAAGTCGCTTAATGCTCTTAATATTCAAGCAATTACAACTAATGCAACAACTGGTGGCGTTGAAATTGACACCCAAGGCTTTGATTCAGCCACTTTTGAAATAATTGTTGGCGCAAGAACTGATGGAACAGTCACTCCTCTTATTCAAGAGTCTGACACCTCGGGTTCTTACGCTGGTTCAGTTGCTGACGATGATTTGATTGGAACAGAAGCTCAAGCCGCACTTTCTACGGCTCATTCTCGCTCAATCATTGGTTATGTTGGTAAAAAAAGATATGTTAAACTATCTTTGGTTTCAACGGCTGTCACTTCTGGCTTAACCGCTGGTGCTTCGGCAATCCTTGGAAGTGCAAGACACAATCCAGTTGCTTAGTTAACTTTAGAGGGGCGTAAAAACCCCTCTATTTAAAAAAAATTTATGCAAATAAAAGTTTTAAAAAATACCAAAGCAGCAAAAGACAAACTAGGCATTGAAGCCTTTAATTATGAAGCTGGCAAGACTTACGAAATTTTTGATGAGTTAGCAAAAGTTTTTATTTCTCAAAACTGGGGCGTAGAATTGAAAGAACAAATTGAACAAAAAATTATCATCGAAGAAAAGGCGATTAATAACTTAGAAAATAAGGCAATCGATAATCTTGAAAATAAATCAATTAAACAAAAAGGTAAAAAATAATGACAGCTAACGTATTAAATCGTTTTGAACAACCAGCTTCTAGCTCACAAGACAATCCACTTATTCTTGAAGGAACTGTTAAAACTGGCAATGGTCAAAGCCTTAAAAAAGTATATTTGACTGCTTCAATTCAAGACATCTCAACCGCTGGTCAAATTTATGTAGTGTCTCCAGTTGCTGGAACTATCAGTAAAATTTATTCAGTAATCAACGGAGCTATTGCAACGGCAAACTCGATTCTAACTCCAAAAATTGCTGGAACTGCTATTACTGGCGGTGCAATCACAGTTGCTTTTTCAGGTTCTGCCGCTGGCGATGTTGATTCTTCAACGCCAAGCGCAGCCAACGCAATTACTGCGGGTGCAGCAATTGAAATTGAAACTGATGGGGCTTCTAGCAACACGGTTGAAGTTGTTTTAACAATCGAAATTACACTAAGCTAATGGCTACAAAAGATTTTCAACCAGTTATTAATTTTGATTTAGAAGTTGTAATTGCTGACGGCGCAACAACATCTAACGCCGTTGATTTATTAGGCACTAGTCTTTTAGCTTTGATTACTGATGCTGCGTTAGATGGCACTGATTTTACTTTTGCAGTTTCCAACAATTTAAATGGAACTTACGTCCCATTAAAAAGAATGCCAGATGGCGCAACTTTAACTACTACTGTTGGAACTTCTGCACAATATGCAACAAATCCAGCAGATTTTTCTTCTGTAAGATTCTTAAAGATTGTTTCGGGAACTGCTCAAAGTGGCGCGGCAACTACAATTAAACTTGTAAATAGAAGATTAGCGTAATGCAACCAATCAACTACATTCTAGTTAGCGAAATAGGAAGCGAGCTTCTAACCTTAAGTGATATAAAAACTCATTTGAGGTTAGACGGCTCTGACTATGATTCTATTTTGACTCCACTAATCAAAACATCGCGATTGATTGGCGAAAAGATAACTGGAAGGGACTTTATTGAAAAAGAGTATAAAACTTACTTAGATTATTTTCCAAATTATAGCTACGGTTACTACGATAACTACAATAACTACGAAGGAATTGAAATAAGAAAATCTAAATTGCTTTCAATTACTTCTATTCAATACTACGACGAAAACAACGTTTTACAAACTTTAAGCTCTAGCGATTATTACATAACAAGCGAAGCCGATTATTCTTCAATTTTCCTAAATAAAGACAAATCTTTTCCAAACACTTATTGCCGCAAGCAAGCTGTTATTATCACTTTTAAAACTAGCTTTCCTAACTTCCCGCAAGATTTAAAACAAGCAATGCTTTCAGTTTGCTCTTACTTGTTTGAAAATACTGGCGACTGCGTAAACGAAGGCAATTCACAATTCAAGTCTTTGTTTTTTCCTTACATCATCTCACAAATCTTTTTATTATGAGATGTCAATCAATCAAAAGGAATACAAATAAAGTTTGCGCGGGTGATTTTAGAGACAGAATCATAATACAAACAACATCAATCACGCCGAATAATTCACCTAATGGGCTTTCAAGTGTAGGGTTTGCAACTGTTGCAACTATGTGGGCTTTGGTAAAAACAAATCCTTCAAGAGAATTTATCGATGGCGTAAATATTGAAAACGGACTTAACACTGATTTTTACATAAGATATAATTCGGCAATTCCTTTAGACAAACAGCTTTGGATTGAATATAAAAGCGTTTTATACAAAATAACCAACACCGATAATATTGACAAGATGGATAACATAGTGCGTCTAAGGTCAACCGAAAAAGGCGACAAAAACATTAACGCCAACAAAAGATGATAAAAGTTTTTGAAAACTACAACAACGCCAAAACAATGAAGTTTTTGTATGATTTGCCAATCGAGCTAACAAAAGCAATCAGACAAGGCTTTTACGTTTCTGGAAAGGAATTAGTAGTTGATTTAAACAAGGACATGAAAGCACCCAAAAGCGGTAGAAAATACAAAGTTTATAGCGGAGTTAGTGGTAAGTTGCAAAAACCAAGATTGCATACTGCATCAGCACCAAGTCAAACCCCCGCAATTATTACAGGTCGATTTAGAAAGTCCGTTGATTTTGCCGTTCGTGGAAACAGAACTCTTGAATTTGGTGCAAATCAATCTGCGCCAGTTTATGCCGAATTTTTAGAAAATGGAACTTCTAAAATGGAAGCTAGAGAGCCTTTCAAAAGAACAGTCTTAAAAAACAAAGAAAAAATCAAACGAAATATTGATATTCGGTTAAAACAAGCAATGACAGGTAAAAAATGAGAGGGGCTTATGTTGTAAATAGATTAAAAGAAGAGCTGCCAAAATTTACCGATGGTTTTTCAACAATACTTTCGGTTGCTTCTTTGGTTAGAAGCTCTACAACAATAACTTGCACGACAATCGCAAACCACGGCTTAACTACTGGCAATTATGCAACAATTAGAGGCGCAAAAGAGCCAATTGCTTTAAGCACAATAACTTTTTCAAACGGAATTGCAACGGCAACTTCTTTAACAGACCACAAATTAAGCGACCCTTCTTTATTTTCTCAAGAAAATCTACCGCTTTACGTTGAAATTGCTGGAGCTACTGGATTTAATGGAACTTGGGAACTTGTAAGCGTTCCAAGTAATTTGGTATTTAAATTTAAGGTTTCGGGAAGCCCTTCAAATGTTGCGGGTGGATTTCTTTTGCTCGAAGACCAAGAAGGCTACAACGGATACAAGCAAATAACAGTTACGGGCGTTAAAACTTTCACTTATACAACTACTGGTTTGATGCAATCGCCAGCTCAAGGAACGATTCAAGTTAGTTGCTTGGCAAGAATTGATTCTGCTGCCACTCCTCAAAGAATTCAGGATTTTTATTCTGCTAACGCATCGGGTATTTTAGAGACTTGGGCTTTTGTTGTTATGGGACAGAATCAAGGATTTAAAAATGACACCGCTGTTGGCGATTCATCGTCAGCCAAAAGAACGAATGAGAGTTATTGGTATACTTTGCAACAAGCTTTTAGCGTCTATGTTGTAATTCCTTCGACCACATCAACTTTGGGCGGAAATACGGCTGACATAGCTAAATCTTACTTACAACCGATGATTAAAAGCTTGTCAAATTTTATTTTTAAAAGCGATTTCAACGAGCAACAAACTCAACCTTGCGTTTTTGCTGGTGATGAACCCGATGATTACATTGAAGCAACCTACACGCACAGATTTGATTTTAGCGTTCAAAGTATAATTCAAACAATCGACACCGCAAATTTCAGCAATGGAGCGCCTTTGAAAATAATAGACGGGGTGTTTAGCGACAAGGATTTAAATTATTACGTCAACACTCGCTAAATCATATTTTTTAGATTTGAGTTAATTTATTTAAAGATAACACTTAAATCAAAATAATTTAATTGTCTATGAAATTAAAACTAAATCAAGATTTAAGAACGCCAAAAGGTAAGTTAGCCAAAGACGTGATTATAGAAATAGATGATGTTGAAGGAGTCCCTTTGGATAAATTTTGGCGCAACAGATTAAAAGATTCAGCAATAGATAATTGCGTAGAGATTGTTTCAAGTCAACCAACAAAAGGTAAAAAATAATGGGCGCATCTTTTCCAAATGTAACCTCAAATATTAATTCAGCTTTAACCGCACAAGATGCGGGTCAGCGTTCAATTTTGCTTACTGGTTGCATGATTAGTGGCACTGCAACAAGCGGTCAACTAATTGAAGGGATTATTTCAAAAGCAGAATTTAACGCTCATTTTGGTGCTAAATCTCAAATTGCGAAAGCTGGCAGAGCTTTAATTGACGCTCTTTCAATTTCTAAAATTAAACCAAAAATCTCAGCAATCGGATTGGCTGACAATGCTTCGGGTGTTGCGGCAACTGGTTCAATTGCTTTTTCGGGAACTGCTTCGGCGTCTGGAACTTTTACTATTTATATTGATTCAATCAAAAATGGTAAATACGAATTAAATGTTGCAAGCGGAGATACAGCAACTGCCATTGGCTCTGCTTTGGCGGCTCTTATTAATGCCAACACTTATTCGCCAGTTTCGGCAGTTAATACAACTGGTTCAGTAGCCTTAACCGCTGCAAACGATGGAACTCAAGGCAACACTATTGGAATCAAGATTGAAGGAACTGTTGCTGGAATCACAACAACTTTAACAGCAATGGCAAGCGGCGCAACAAACCCTGTATTGACTACGCTATTCGACCCTGTTGCCGATAAAAGATTTACTTCCATTGTTTATCCTGCTGAATGGGCAACTTCAACTTTAACCGCTTTTACAGAATCAAGGTTTAATGTTGATAATAAAATTGTCGATGGTGTTGGTATTGTTTGCAAAAACGACACTTACGCTAATACAAATACTGCTGGTGATGCATTAAACCAAAAAACCTTAGCATACTTGGGCGGTAATTTAATTTCTAGCTCAACTCACAAAGGCGGAGCTATTTTTGAAAGCCCACTTGTTAGAGCAGCTTACGCAGCGGCTTATAGAGAACTAAGATTAACTGTTGGCGCGAATGTTTCATCAATTACAACCAATAATCAATCAATTGGCGGAAATTTCTTTGGCGGCATTCCTTATCACAACACTCCTTTTTCTTTGCTTCCAGTTATTGAAACTGGCAATGATTTTTCAGATGCGGAATGTGTTGAGTTAGAAAGTTCGGGCATTTGGTTGCTAAGAAACAATCCAGCAAATACAGCTATTATTTCAAACGAAGCGGTGACCACTTACAAAACCGATACTCTAGGGCAGCCAGACGCTACTTTTAAATATTTGAACTATGTTGATACTTTGACAATCATTAGAGATTATGTTTTTCAAAACCTAAAATCTGATTTTTCGCAACACATTTTAACAACTGGTCAATTAATTGCTGGTCGCCCAATGGTTAATCGCGAAGGCTTCGTTGCAAGAATGATGGGCTATTACGCAACTCTTTCGGGCATCAACGGCAATAACAATTATGTGTTGCTAAGAGCTGGCACTCAAGAAGCCAAAGCTTTCAAGCAAGCACTTGATGACTCTGTTGTAATCACTTTGGTTGATGGCAAAATAACCGCTGAATCAATCGCTAATATTGTGACTCAAGTAAGAAATATTATTGTTAATTTTACACCAACTTTTGAATAAATATGGCTATTTTAAATTACGGCGATTTATCGATAAATAATATTGTCAGGTCTTACGAAGGCATGGTTAAAGTTGAACCCGGCTCAAAAAAACGCGTTGTAAATCCGCAAGTGAATGGTTCAAAAATCATTACTTCCGACATTTCAACTAACATGAGCAAAATCACAATCCCAGTGCGCGTCAGCCCAGCTTCTAACGATGAATACGACGATTTATATAACAACGGAGACAATAACACAATTTCTTTTAGAGACGAAAACTTTACAGCTTGCGTAATGGAAGTGTTGCCAGAGCGCGAAGATATGGCTGTTATTGAGTATGTATTCTATGGAGACCCTGCGGTATGATGATTGATAAAATCACTTTCAAATTACAAACCCCAGTCAAAACCCAAGTAAATATTGATGGCAGAAACGATTTTGCTGATTTAGAAAATATTTATTTACAAGCTCCATCCTACAAACAAAAGGATAAAACTCTTGTCTTAAAAAAGAAATTTATTGAAGCAGTCTTTTTAATGACAAACTCGCTTCAAAGACAAGAAGCGCAAGAACAAGTAGGTGATGGAAAGCTTGATGCCAAATCAATCAAAGCGGTTTTATTTGCGGCAAAAGACTTTGACATTGTCGCTTATTTCAAGCAATTTGAAAGCCTGCTTTTAAGCGTTGGTTTTAAAGATGAAGAGATGAAACAGCCTTTAAACAATTTAGATATTCAAAAACTTGACGAGTCTGATTTTGAGGAGCTACTGGCTAAATATTTAGAGGTTTTTTTTATTACTTCGTGGATGAAGACTTTAAGCTAGAATCACTTATTTGCAATCTAGCTTATTTTTTCAAAGGCTCTGCTAGCATGGACTGGTTAGAATCTCAACCAATACCAAAACTTTTAAGACTGCAAAAAGAGGCGGAAAAAATCAACAAGCAATTAGAGAAAAATGTTTAAAATATCATATATCTACGATTTAGTTGATAACATAACGCCTCAACTTCATAAAATCCAAAATAATCTAAAAGAAACTGCATCGAAAGTTAATGCCTCCGCTGTTTCGATGGAACAAAGTTTTAACAAAGTAGGAAATAAACTAAATGATATTGGCAAAAAATCTTCTAAAATTGGCAGAGACATATTTCTAAAGACCACAGTTCCGATAGGATTGTTAGGTGCTAGTTTTATTAAAACCGCATCAGATTATCAAGAGTCGCTTAATAAGGTCGATGTTGCCTTTGGAAACTCATCTCAAAGCGTTAAAAACTTTGCAAATACTGCTGGCAAGAATTTTGGTATTGATAGAGGTTCTGCTCTTGATATGGCTGCGATGTTTGGCGATATGTCAACGGGAATGGGATTATCTCAAACAAAAGCCGCAGATTTATCAACAAAATTAGTTGGATTGGCTGGTGATTTAGCTTCATTTAAAAACATTGGTGTTGGCGAAGCTACCACTGCTTTAGCTGGAATATTTACTGGCGAAACGGAGTCTTTAAAAAGATTAGGAATTGTCATGACGGAAGCAAATTTAGAACAATTTGCTTTGACGCAAGGAGTCACTAAAAAATTAAATGCTTTTACTCAAGCGGAAAAAGTCTTGCTGCGTTATAATTACATTATGGCAATGTCAAAGAATTCTGTCGGAGACTTTGCAAGAACTCAAGAGGGGTTCGCAAACCAGCAAAGAATTTTATCTTCAAGATTTAAAGATTTAAGCATTACTTTAGGCACAATACTTTTGCCTTATGCAATTAAATTAGTTAATATTTTTATAAAAATAATCGAAAAGTTTCAAGAATTAAGTCCTAGAGCGCAAAAAATTATCTTAATTCTTGCTGGATTGGTAGCGGTTATAGCTCCTTTATTCATTGCGATTGGTTTTATTGCGTCGGGAGTCAGTGCTTTAATAGCGAGTTTTGCCTTTCTAGCTCCTTTATTGACTATAATAATAGCGGGTTTTGCTTTCCTAGTTTCTCCAGTTGGCTTGATTACTATTGCAGTTATTGGATTGATAGCTGCTATTTATCTTTTAAGAGACAGCTTTGTGATTGTCTATGATTTTCTAAAAGATAATTTATTGGCAATCTTTGATGCTATTGCTTTGAAAATAGAAAGCATTGGCACAAAAATAAATGAATTTCGCTCAAACGCCGCCTCAATTTTAAGTTCCGTTGGTTTAGAAGGTGCTGCTAATTTTGTCGCTCCCGAAGTTAATCAAAACATAAACAAACCTCAACAAATGACAGCTGGCGGTCAATTAGATGTCAACATTAAAGGGCTTCCAAAAGGTTCAAATGCTGGCTTTACACCAAAGCCTAATAATTTCTTGCCAGTTGGCTTGAATACTGTTTATGGAGGGGCTTAAATGACTGTATATAATACCGCAAGACTGCCCGATGGGCAATTTAGAGATGCTGGCTTCTTTTATCAAGATTCAAATGGAACTGGCGGCAGAAAAACCACAACTCACGAATACCCAAATAAAAAAGAACGCTATGTTGAGGATTTGGGCGGACTTGAAAAGAAATTTAGTTTAAACGTAATCACTGATGACAATGTTTCTTACGCCGACAGAGATTCTTTAATAAATGCGCTTGATGAAAGTGGAATTGGAACTTTAATTCATCCATCAATGGGCGATTTACAAGTTGTTTGTGTTGGCTACACTTTTAACGAAAGCGTCAAAGAATTAGGCATTACCAAGTTTTCAATCGAGTTTGAAGTTGCTTCGCTTAACATTCTACCAACTGCAACAACTGGCAACAAAGGCTTTCTAGCTAATTTAAAATCTAAAATTCTTGGCAAAAACGAAGCGGCTTTTGACGCTGGATTTAAAAGCGTTAAAAATTCAAAAGCCAAGTTTGATTCTGCGGTAAAAACCTTAAAACAATCAGCCAACCAAATCAATAGAGTGGCAAGACAAATCCAAGGAGCTGCCGATTCTTTTTCTGATTTTGCGACCTCAATTAATCAAATTGTAGCTAGTGCAAATAAATTAGTTCAATCGCCATCAATTTTGTCGGCAAACCTTAGAACCACTTTTAATAACTTAGGCGTTGCTTACAATAGCTCTCAAGACCTTTTTAACACAACGAAGGGGCTTTTTGGTTTTAACGAAAGAGACCAGAACACCAACGGCAATTCACAATTACAACAAGACATAAAAGAAAACCAAAACCAAATAAATAACTTTATTAATGTTGCTGCTCTAGCTACCGCTTATGATGCGGCCGCCAACATAGACTACGCTAATTTAGATGAGCTAAATCAGGTGATAAACCAGCTTGAAAGCGGATTTAATTCTTTGCCCGATATTGAGCGCACTTTATACGATGACTTGGTTTTAATGAAAATTGAAGCAACAAATATTTTTTCGCAATTGGCAATCAGCCTGCCCAACGTTGCGGAATATGAAATATTAAATCCAATTAGCTTAAATGTTTTAACTTACAAGCTCTACGGATCGCTTGATTTAAAAGATACTTTAAAACTTTTAAATAGCTTTCGCGATACTTCGCAAGTTCAAGGCAAAATCAAAATTTTAACCAATGTCTAAAATATTTTTGGAAGTTGAAGGCGTAAAATACGAGGGCTTCACCGATATTGCGGTTAATGGTGCAATGGAAAATTTCTCTTCTTCTTTTTCATTTTCAACCACAGTCAAAGAAAATTTTTTAGGCATAATTCAAAATGATTTAAAACTTGGGCAACAAGCGAGGGTTTTTATTGATTCAACTTTAGCAATTACTGGCTACATCGAATCGCTGGACATCTCTTATTCGGCAAGTTCTCATTCAATCAACGTTTCTGGTCGCGATATTGGCGGCGATTTAATTGATTCTTCGATTCGTCAAAAATCTTACATTCAAAGAGATTTTCAAAAGCTGATTAATCTTGTGTTGGTTGATAATGGCTATTCAATTAAAGTGATTAACAAAGTTGGAACTTTAATTTTAGAGCCAACAGAAACTATAAAAACCGAGCAAGGCGATAGTGTTTTTGATTTTCTTGATAGATACGCTAAAAAATTGCAAGTGTTGCTTAAAATCAATCCTAATGGCGATTTGGAAATAATCCGAGAAGATGATGACGTTGTTAAAAATTACTTGATAGCTGATTTCACGCAAAATACTAATATTTTGTCGGCAACTGTTAACTTGAGTAGTGTAAATCGCTTTAATCTAATTGAGGTTTATTCTCAAGATAATAATAAAACTCATACATCTACTGGCATTTCGCAAAAAGGAATTGCGACAGATTCTAAAATAAGAAGCACTCGCAGAAAAGTAATTACGATGAACACAGCCTCGCAATCTAAATCCTTGAAAGCCCTAGCAGAATGGAATATTAATGTAAGGCGCGCAAAAGGTTCAAGATATTCTTGCAAAGTTGTTGGCTTTTATTCGGGCAAAGAAATTTGGCAAGTAAATAAATTAGTTAACATTATTGATTATATCGCTCAAGTCACAGGCAACTTTTTAATTCAAGGTGTTGAATTTTCACAAAGCTTGCAAGGTTCTTTTACAACCCTTGATATTGTTGAAAGAGGGGCTTTTAGTGCTGAAGGCGTCAATAGTTTTGGCAATAGCTTTGCTGATGGGTTGATTAGCTAATTTATTCTTTTAATTCAAAATTGCGATTAGTTCTTTTTTCGCCAAGTTCAATTCTAGGAAAATTATTTATTGTTTCTTTTTCAAGTTGTATATGCAATATGCGAAGTTCTTTTTGGCGACAATTTACTATTGAATAGCCATTTTTACCTTTACAATTAAATATTTTGTAAAAATCTTTTTTTGAAACAATTATTTTTTCATCGGGAAGTAAAGTGCCTGCAAACAAAAGAACTTGCTCATATGTTGGGTTTTTTTTAAAGGGAAAATTATCAAAATAAGTCACTTTCTTAGTTTTAAATCCTTGTTTTTTTTGATTTGAAATATATCCTAAAACCCATCCCCAACAAAAAAAATTTAAAAAAATTAGCACCGAATTAAAATTTTCAAAATTAAACATGTTTATTGCCATAAATGTCGTGAAGCGTGATAACTTTGTTTTGACTTAATTGTTTAATTCCGTAAGAAATATTTGTAATAAATTCTATTTTTTTTGGCTCGGTTTTACGCAAAAAAGTATATTTAGGATGATTTGCCCGTTTAACAATAAAATTTCCATCAAGTTCTTGGCGATAAGAGCCAGTAATTATAATTTCATCTCCTTTATTGTAATTTTTCATTTTACTTTCTAATTACTTCTTTAAATTGAAATTTTGTTTTTAAAAGCTCTATCTTTTTTTTATCAAATTCCGCAAGGTCTTTATCATTCATTGAATTAAAATGACCATTAGTAATTCTAAAACTTTTTTTATATTTTCCAATATTAGTTTGGAAAAGATAACTTCTAAAAATTACGCCGTCATTAATTTCAGTTTTTACTTCTAAAAATTCAGCATAATTTACCAAAGCAAAATATTCTTTGTTCTGTTTAAAATTTTCACGCATTTTATTTTTTAGTTTTTTTGAATTTTCGATAGTTATTAACTTAAGGTTAATAACATCTAATATTGATTGCAACTTGTTTTTTTTGTAAATTTAATAATTTTTTAGATATCACCACTATCTAATTTTTAGTTCACCACACTAAACAAAATAAAACATGAAAGCAGAATTAAAGTTTTTAAAAGACTTTTATATCCAAAAAAAATGGTATAAAGCAGACACTTCTATAGAAATTGAAGTAGATGAAGCTAACACTCCCCTAGATTCCGTTTGGTTTGAACAACTTAGATTTGAAGAAAATAAATCTAACTTCCAACTTATTACAAAATCATCACCTAAAATTAAATCAAAAGAATAATATGGCTGGCACTTATCCTATTTCAGAATTTAATTTACTTTCAGCATTACAAAAAATTGATGCTGGAGCAAGAATCCCTTTAATTTTAGCTCAAGGAACATCTGCTGGTTCTTTTACAAGCGGTAATTTAGTTTCAAATATTGGAACTGGACTTAATGCGGGTAAAGACCTTTGTGGAGCTGGTTCAATTGGTCATTTAATGATTGACGCTTTTAGACAAGCAAGCCCAAACACAAGATTAGATGCAATTATTGTTTCGGATAATGGCTCTGGGGTTCAAGCTACTGGTTCAATTGCTTTTACAGCTTCAAGCCCTGTTGCTGGAACTTTGTATGTAACTGTTGGCTCTTACACTAAAAACAAATATGCAATTGCAGTAACAACAGCCTCAACAGCAACAACTATTGGTGCTGATTTAGTAGCTGCTATTACTGCTGATAGTAATTCACCAGTAACAGCTTCAAACACAACTGGAACAGTCACTTTTACAGCTAAAAATGATGGAACAGAAGGCAATAGAATTTCAATTAAAGTTGAAAGTTTGCCAAGTGGAGTTGCTGCAACAATAACAGCTTTTACAAACGGCGCAACTGACCCTGTCTTGACTGGTGTTTTATCTAAAATTGATGCCGCAAGATATGATATTATTTTTCCAGTATGTTTTTTAGCAACTGTAAAAACTCATTTGGAAGCTAAATTTAATACTAGAAATGCTATCTTAGATGGCGTTGGTATGGTTTGTAAAACTGACACTTACGCTAACCATGTAACCGCTTTAGCTCCTGCAACACTGGCTTCAAAAGTAATTACTCCTTACACCTGTTTAAAATTAGTAAATGATTCTGATTGGAAAGGAAACGAAATTGTTGAGTTAGACTATGTTTTACCAGCCTACATTGCTGGTTTAAGAGCGCAAAGATTAAAAGAAAATGCTTCTATTAGCTCATTTATGATGAGCAATAACAACAGAGGTGGTTTATTTACTGCTGGCTTGCCTTACGCCAACATGAAGCTTAATGACTTAAACACTATTGCGACTGGAAAAGGATTTACTTTAGCTGAAATTGAAGGTTTAGGTGATTTAGGCGGTTCAACTTTAAGTATGGATGAAAGTGGTATTGTTGCAGTTACTAATAAACTTTGGACAACTGCTTATAAACAAGCAAGTCCAACTGCTGATGGCTATACTTATCAAACTTTGAATAAGTCTGATTGTGCTACAATTGCCAGAGAGTATATTTTAAAAAATATGAAAAGTTTTTATGCTCAATCTGGTTTAACTAGCGGAGATTTGCCAAACAATCCATTAGCAACTTATGCTAACGAAAAATCAATTAGAGCTTATATTGTTAACCTTTGGTTAGATTTGACTGATTTTCCTTACAACGTGCTTCAATATTCAGCAGAACTTGAAGCTGAATTTAAAACAAACCTAATCGTTGTAGTTAATACTTCAACTGGAACAGTTACTGGTTCAATGAAATTTAACTTAATGGGTCAATTAGATTCATTTACCTTTGATTTAACACCACAATTATAATAAAATATGGTAGATACTTTTACTTCAAAACGAGTCGAAATAAATGGAAAAAGATTTTTTTACGTTCCAAATACCTTAACAGAAATATTTGGATTTGGAGAAACCAATACTAGGGTTCAAATATCTGGTCAGTCTGCTCAAGCTATTCCTGCGGAAGATTTAACAAGTAGATTTGGGAAAGTAAATTTTGATATATTAATGGTTGATTCTAATAGTGATTCTGATCCATTAACATTAATTGAAGCTTGGAAAGCTAACAATGGTAAAAATTTAATTAAATTACTACCAGATGGAGCTGGTAAAAGTAGAATGTATAGATTTGCTAGTTTAAAAAACGATCCTGAATTTCAACATAGTTCTGATGGTGTTATTTCACTTATGTGGGAAGCTTCTAAAGGAACTATAACATAAATAATAATTAACCATAATTATGACTGAACTATTAAAAGAAAAAAAATATCAACTTTTGTCTGAATGTTCTTATTATCTTAACGACTATAAGAAAACAAAAGAAGTAAATTTGTTGGCTCTCAAATTCTGTGACTCTGATAAACTTTTAGATTTACTTACAATTAATAAAAAGTTTGAAGCTCTTAATTTTCTTTGTGAAAAAGGTTATATTGCTCCAGTTGAAGGCGGAAAACTTAAAATTGATGAGTTAGACTTTAGAGCATCTATTGTGTTGTTAGAGGAATATACTTCAAATTTTTTAGACATATCGCCTTTCTTGCCGACAAAGTAGAAAGGCGAAAATTTAGAGAATCAATTTTTAGTTTCTTAAAATATACAAATGCTTTCACCTACAACGATATTAACAACATGGCTTTCCCTGAATTATTTGAATGGTATGATATTGCTGTAAAAGATAGCCAATCCGAGCAAAAGAAAGCCGCTGATGAAAGAAAGAAAGCCCAAGAG